GTTGACTTTAATATAATATCTATGTAGAATAAGGTATGATCCTTATTGACCTAAATCAAGTCTGTATAGCTAATGTACTTCAAGAAGTAAAACAGCTAAAAAAGATAGAACCATTGCTTGTAAAGCATATGATCCTATCAACTCTATTATTCTATAGAAGAAAATTCAAAGATCAGTATGGTGAATTAGTTATTTGTTGTGATAGTAAACGATCATGGCGTAAGGATGTCTTTCCTTTTTACAAAGCTAACAGAAAAACCAACAGACAAAATGATGATATTGACTGGAGCGGTATCTTTGAAGTGATAAATTCACTGACAGATGACTTAGTTAACCATTTTCCATACAGTGTTATACAAGTTGACCAAGCAGAAGCAGATGATATTATTGGAACTTTAGTAAAAAATTACTATCGTCAAGGAAAAATTATGATTGTATCAAGTGATAAAGACTTTTTACAGCTACAAAAGTACTATAATGTGTACCAATACTCACCAATTCAGAAAAAAAACTTACAAATTCAAAATCCAAACGAGTATATTAAGGAACATATCATGAAAGGTGACCGAGGAGACGGCATTCCTAACTTTTTATCTGATGATGACACGTTCGTAACCGACAAAAGAAGCAAAAAAATACTAAAAACTAAGTTAGAAGCATGGAAAAATTTGGATCCAACTGAGTTTTGTGATGAAAAAATGTATAGAGGATGGAAAAGAAACGAACAATTAGTGGATTTAGCGCATACTCCTGCAGATATCAAGCAAAAAATTGTTGACCAATACGATACATACGAGTATAATCAAAGAGATAAACTTCTTAACTACTTTATAAAGAATAAATTACGTAATTTAACAGAACATATAGGAGATTTTTAATGAACCTTAGTGTAGCAGAAGTGCTAAAGAAGGCAGGATCGTTCAAAGATGTAGCAGAACGAGTAAAGTATTTGAAAGATAATGAGACAAAAGCTCTCAAAGCTGTTATATATTTTACATATGCCAAAGAAATCAAGTGGTTGATACCAGATACTGACCCACCTTACAAAGCAACCACACCAGAACAAGACTTACAAAATGTTCTAAAGTCAACTTATAACCGTTTAAGGATATATGTTGAAGGTGGTGGGTATCCAAATATGAATAAAATGAAAAGAGAAATGAATTTTATTGAATGGTTAGAGACTTTGGATCCAGATGATGCAAAGTTAATCTTATCTATTCGCAAAGGTGAGATACCTTATCCAGGTATGTCTCGTCACGTTGCAAAAAAAGCATTTCCAGATATAGCGGGGAACTTTAGATAATGGACAAAGATAGAATAGCAGCATTATTGTTGGTAGCAATGTTTGTGATATTATATGTCACTGGATAGATGGTTGATGTTCAGTTTAAAAGTGTTAATGGTAGCACTTGTTATTGAACTATTAATAATAATTTTTATTGCATGGAGTGGAGATGTTGAAGAAGAGTATAATCATTATATGCCTAATCCTGCTAAGCGGGTGCAGTAATCTCAAATTTGGTTGGGATGAAGAATGTCAATGTCAAGTTAGTAAGAGGTTCTAATGACTTATTGGGATGGTAAAACAAGACCTATAACAAAAGAGTATGCTGAAGGATATGATCGCATATTCAAAAAGAAGAAAAAAGAAAAAGAAATAGGTGGTCCTTCTGGACCAGAACCAACTCGTTATGGAGATTGGGAAAAGAAAGGTATCACAACAGATTTCTAATGGGCGAAGTAATTAAATTTCCAGAAAAGAAAAAGTGGATCCTAAGTTTCATTATACCAGATGAGATATCTATGGAAGGATCTAGTAAAGATATTCATTGGACATTTGAAAATAATTTTGGTACAGCTGAAGTTATGGCTCGCTCTATTCCAGAAGCAAAGAAAAAAATATTAGATTGTATAGAGATTGATAGCTGGTGTGATATCAATATGTGGGGTCATGAATAATTTAAAACATGAATATACAGGACAACAATATGAACCAGCATTCATTATTGGTAATGGTAAATCAAGAGAACAATTAGATCTTCAAAGACTTATAGGACAAGGTTGTACATTTGGTTGTAATGCCTTGTATAGAGATTTTAAACCTGATTATATTTTACCAGATTACTTAGTTGCTATAGATCCTTTACTAATAGAAGAAATAAAGAATAGTGACTTTCCAAAAGATAGATTTATAGAACCACCTTTTGCTGAACAGTTTGAACCAGCAGAATGTAATCCAGCTAGACCAAGATCTAATGCTGGAATGAACGCTATGTTAGAAGCTATAAAGAAAGGCTTTACAACATTGTATATGTTTGGATTTGATTTTATATTAGACGATCCAACATTTAGTGTTCAAAATTTGTATGATGGATCCAATGGTTATGGTCCTGAAACAAGAGCAAGTTATAATGACAACATCAATAGAAGTATGTACATGACTTACATTGCTCAAAAAAATCCTAATATAAACTTTAAATTTGTGCTTCCTAGAGATCAAAATAAAATACATAGTATTAACAGTAACAATGTAACGGGTATGTATTATGAATCTTTTGATCCCGAGATGAGGTAGAGTAGGTATATATAATTAATGCCAATATACATTTTCAAAAATACTAAAACAGAAGAGACCTATGAAGAGTTTCTCTCAATGTCTGAGAGAGAAGAATATTTGAAGAACAATCCTGATGTGATACAAGTTCCTACTGCGCCTGCTGTTGTTTCTGGAGTCGGCGGTATAAAAACAGATGGCGGTTTCAATGAAGTCCTTAGCAAGATATCTGAAGCTCATCCAACGAGTGCACTTGCTCAACGCCATACAAGACGTACCGGCAAACAAGTTAAAACACAACAAGCAATTGCAAAACATAGGAAGAGGATCAAACATGCATCAAAGCGTTCTAGCGTATAGTCAAAATTTTAATCATCAACTATCCAGAAGAGAGAGGAAAATATTAAAGAAGCAAGCAAAGATTCATCATCATCAGAATCATTCCCTACAACTAAAAAACATACAACCTAAAACAAGAAATCAATCTAAAGTATGGAACGAATATAAGAGAGGACAAAATTTATTATGTCATGGTGTAGCGGGAACAGGTAAAACATTTCTATCAATATATCTTGCATTAGAACAAATATTAGAAGGAACATATGATCAGCTTACGATTATAAGAAGCGTCGTTCCTACAAGGGATATGGGCTTTCTACCTGGCAATCAAGCACAGAAAAGTAAAGTATATGAAGGACCTTATTATAGTATATGCAACGAATTATTTGGTAGAGGAGATGCATACGAGTTATTAAAACTAAAGAATAAAATAAAATTTACAAGTACTTCATTTATTCGTGGACATACAATCGAAAATAATGTAGTATTAGTAGACGAATGTCAAAATATGACATTCCATGAATTGGATACTATTATAACACGACTAGGTAGAAACTGTAGAATAATATTTTGTGGAGACTTTAGACAAAGTGATTTACAGAGAGAAGAAGATAGAAGTGGATTGAGAAGATTTATGAAAGTAATTAAGAATATGAAAGGTATGAGTGGTATAGAATTTGAGCAAGATGATATCGTTAGAAGTTCATTTGTAAAAGAATATATTATAAGTAAATTAAATCATGGGATCGTTTAAACATAAAAAATTATTTGACTTCAAAAAACTTCCTTATAAAACAGTAGACGGAAGGAGAATGTATGAATCTCCTTCCGGTATACAACTACCAAGTATAACATCTATATTAGGTTGGTTTAAAAAGGATAGTTTAAAAGAGTGGAGAGAAAAAGTTGGTGAAGAAGAAGCCAATAAGATATCTGTTCAAAGTAGTAGAAGAGGTACAGCTGTTCATCAGATATGTGAAGATTATCTAAACAATAAAGAGTATACACTCAAACATATGCCAAGCAATCTTAATTTGTTTAGAACAATCAAACCTATATTAGATAAGAATGTTGAATTAGTATATCATCAAGAAGTTCCATTATATAGTGATAAGTTAAGAGCAGCTGGTAGAGTTGACTGTGTATGTAAATGGAATGGTAAAGATGCAATAGTAGATTTCAAAACAAGTTCTAAACCTAAGAAGAAAGAATGGATCCAAGATTATTTTATACAAGCAACAGCATATAGTTTAATGTTTGAATATGTTACAACTTATCATATACCAAACATAGTTATTTGTATGGCTGTAGAAAATGATGAACCTATTGTATTTGAAGATACAATTTATCCATATGTACCACAACTATTATCTAAAGTAGAGGAATATCATGCACACTTTGAAGACGAATCAATCGCACACCAGATTGCAAACGCTGGGGCATAATCATTACACGAGACTAATTAACAATGCAATAAGAGCTCATTCATTAACAAGAGATGATGATATGAGAACATATTGGAAGAAGGTTATGAAAGAACTTCATAAGCGTCAAGAGAAATATGAAGTTTTTATGACCATCACTAAACACTGAAATAAATAAAAATTTAACAAAGAGGGAATATGAAAAAAATATTATTTTTATTTACAATACTTTTTGCAGGTTCAGTATTTGCAAGAGATCAAGTTAAGATAGTTGGAAGTTCAACTGTCTATCCATTCGCAACAGTAGTAGCAGAACGATTTGGTAAAACAAGTGGTTTTAAAACTCCTGTTATAGAGTCAACAGGATCCGGTGGAGGATTAAAATTATTTTGTGCTGGTGTGGGAACAAAACATCCAGATATAACAAATGCATCAAGAAGAATAAAAAGTAAAGAAGTTTCTAATTGTGCTAAAAATGGTATCAAAGATATTACAGAAGTAAAAGTAGGGTATGATGGAATAGCAATTGCTAATTCAAAAAGTGGACCTGAATTCGTATTGTCATTAAAAGATATCTACTTAGCACTTGCTAAACTTGTACCGGCAGATCCAGAAGGTAAAACAGTAAAACCTAATCCATATAAAACATGGAAAGAAGTTAATCCTAATTTACCAGATCTACCGATACTTGTTTTAGGTCCACCACCAACATCTGGTACAAGAGATGCATTCAATGAGTTAGGCATAGAAAGAGGTTGTAAGACTTTCCCTGGTAGAAAGGCTCTTAAAAAGGAAAATAAAAAGCTATACAAAGCTGAATGTAGATCCATTAGAGAAGATGGTCCTTATATAGAAGCAGGAGAAAATGATAACTTAATTATAGAAAAATTAATTACTAATCCAGATACATTAGGAGTATTTGGATATTCATTCTTGGATCAAAATAGAGATAAAGTAAAAGCACATCCTGTTAATGGTGTAATGCCAGAAATGGATAAAATAAGTTCAGGAGAATATCCAGTATCAAGATCTTTGTGGTTCTATATTAAGTTAACACATGCAACAGTTATTCCAGGAATTATGGAATATGCAAAAGAATTTGTTTCACCTAAGGCAGCAAGTGAAGATGGATACCTTGTTACAAAAGGTCTAATTCCATTACCTGAAGCTGAAAGAATGAAGTATCAAAAGCATGTTAAAGAAAAAGTTATTTTTGATCCTTCTTGGTTGAAGTAAGAGGTTCTCCAGTTAAGGCATTTATCCTAAATCTTCTTTCTAAAGGTTGAAGACGAATGCCATCAACTGTTTCTTTAGATCTTTCATCATAGTAACGAATCTTTTCTGAAGTCCAAGCAACGACAGGACTTCTATATTTTAGTACTCTGTGTCTTGGATAATAATGATTTCTTAAGTTCTGTGGTTTTCGAACTATGTGTATTTCTTTCTCGCTCATTACTCTCACTCTCATACAATTCAGGATGGTCTTTTTTAAACTGTTCTATTCTTCTTCTTAAAGAAGATATAGTTTCATCTAATGGATCAATCATAGGGATGCTACCTCCTGCATCCCTATTTATTGAAAAGTTATTAAGCAGCTTCTGCATACTCAAGAACTTTCTTGACAGCTTTGTCTTTTACTCTAGCATTAGCACCATACCAAGCTGAAGCTAATCTAGCATCAGTAGACTTACCAAGTTTATGATCAGTCATAAATGTTACAGCGTTAAGAGCATTCCACCAAGTACCAGGTCTAATGTTAGCACCAGGTTGAGTTTCAAGAACTTCAAAAGCAGCTTCAGCAGTCTTACCAACTCTCTTACCAGTACCATGGTTCTTAAATACTTCTTGTAAGAAAGCCTTAACTTTAAGTTCAGTATATCTTTTAGATCCTAAGAACTCAGCATAAGTTTTAAACTCTTGCAATCTTTCTTTAGCAACAAAGACAGCTTGTTTAGCTACTTCAGGATCAAAAGCAGTTCTATGAGTAAACTTAACATCTACATTAGAAGCTGCATCTAAAGAAGCAGTTAAAGTATTATTACATACTACTCTGATGTTAGTAGTCTTAACTTGAACACTAGCACCATGTAAGTGTGGGTTACAGAATAAAAGATAGTTCTCAATATCATCTTTACCAAACAACTTGATACCATCTTGGATCTTAGCAAGAGCCCAAACTCTTTTACCGTCTTGTAAAGAACCAGCAGTATGCATATGCATATCACCAGCGTTAACAAACTCATCAAAGAATTCAAACGCTTGTTTGTTTTGTACAGGGTTCCATTTAGAAGATACATGAGTAAGAATCTTATCATCTGTATCTCTAACTAAAGCATTCATTCCTGTACTAATAGGTTTACTTTCTTTATTCATAAAGAATAAAGGTTTCTTAGAAACAGTCCAATCAAGTCCTGCTTGTTTAATAAACTCATCAGTAGATAAGTCTTGTGGAACTTTCTTGCCTAATCCATGCCAAGGAAGTTCACCAGCATAAGCCATAGTTTCAACAGCAGCAACCATTACTTCACCTCTTCGCTTTCTACAGGAATAGTTTCAACTCCAGACCAACCTGAGTCCTGTTCTACAGGTTTATCTTCTTCGGTCATTTTCTTTTCTGACCATTTAGCTACTGTCTTGATATCATCACCAAGACCAGCAACAGTACCACAGCTGGATAATCCAACTACAGCAAATAAAACAATAAGCATCTTAAACATATTCACTCCTTTCTTATTGTTTGATTAATTTTAAAGTAGTATTTTCATGTTGATCTAAATCAACAACTAGCGCTTGAAGATCATCAAGAGCACCTTGTACTCCATGACCTTTATCGTCACCAGCATTATCAATAGCAGTCTGAATCATATCAGATATTTCATTTACAGTATAAGGTTTTAACATCATATTCTCACTCCTTGTTAATTATTAATATTATATTATTATAGTCCCACAATATCGAAATAAAGTCAACAGCTAAATTAAAATAATTTAGGCTGTTCACCAGTTACAACACATTCGTCAGGATAAGCCATATCCTGGTTACAGAAAGCGTCATAGCTTGTTAAGAAATCATTGATTTCTTCGATTGATAGATTGTTAAATTGACCGCCAGAAGCGTTGTCAACAAAGTCTCTAATGTCCCTTGGGACATCTTTATGTTCGTTAAAGCACCATTGCATAATAAACTCCTTCTCTTATTATACTATTATCTCACAATAACATAATAAGGTCAACAGTTATTTTATTTTTTTTTAATAAATTTTGTAGCACGCAGAACACGTGGATCGTTTGGTTTCTTTTGTATTAGTGAGTCAAGATCTTTACCTACTCTAGCTTTGCCTTTCCATTCAGTAGTAATATCACCAACTATCTCTTTGAATAATTTAAGTACTTCTTGATCAGCTCTTTTCAATACTTCCATTAATGTAGTTTCTGGTTTGATTGGAAATCTTCTTACTCTAAAGATTAAACCATTATCAACTAAACCATTCATAAGATGAGCTGTAACTCCAAATGTTTTATCTTGATAATACAATGCCCAGTTAGCAGAACAACTACCTGGATGTTCAGGTGGTCCTGGATGGAAGTTAACACAGAATACTGATTGTGTAATCTCTTTAGGTATTATCATATAGTTCTTAAAACTAAAGATAACATCAGGCTTCCATCCTAAATCTTTTGGAAATTTATCAAAACGTTTCTCACAATCTAATGATCCAATAGTATGATTGGTTTGTCTTAGAAAGTCTAAAGCATTCTGACTGTAAGGACAATCTCTTTTTTTGAGTATAAGAATCTTCACTATAGACCTAAGTCACTAGCTTTGAACTTAAACTCAGGTTTACTTAACTTCTCGCATAAGTTCTCTTGAAGTCTTTCAATATAATATGAACCTTCTTCTAACTCTTTCTTCCTTACAGGATCTTGTTCAGATCTAAACTCTTCAGCAATACAATTTTTAGCATCTCTCAAGTACTGTTTTACTTGAGCAACAAAATGTATGTTAGTAGCTTTCGCTAATTTTTTATGATCAAATTTTATCATAATGTAACTCCTTCTTTATTTTCATTCATTATATCCTGTTTATCTTCTTCAGTCAACGGTAAACATTGAGCTTCAACACTTATAACATTACCAACAAAGTTTAATTTAACTGGATTAAAATTTTTTATTTCTTGTTCACAATGTTCTTGTGTAGTAATCATTTCTATATCAACAGGAAAAGTATTACCTCCTAACATAGCGATAGTTATTTTTACAACCATCAATACTTCATTAACCATGAATATACCTTTCGTTTAGGTTCTCTCCATGACTATTTACAAGATTGACATAATCACCAAAATAAAATAGAAATGTTTGGATTAGCATATCATAGTCACCAGATTCTTTCATCTCGTTAACTATCTTCTTACCGTCTTCGCCAAAGTCTCTAGCCATTTGTTTAGCAGTAGCTAAAAGGTTAAAAGCGTTACCAGCAGGTCCGTCTAAGTTGATTGTTCTAGTATACATATTCTCACTCCTTTGTTAAATTATACTATATTATTATAATCCCATAATATCGAAATAAGGTCAACAGGTAAAATAAAAAAAAGTTATCCACATAAATACATGTAAGGAGAGAGATACTAATGGATCCAATAACAGCAATTACTGCAGCAACAGCTGCTTTCAATACCATCAAAAAAGGCTTTGAAGTTGGTAGAGATATCGAGAGTATGTATGGCGATATTGGCAGATGGATGACATCTGTTGAAGCTGTTGATAAACAAGCCAAAAAAGCGAAGAGCGGAGGTAAAGCTATGTCTGTTGAAGAAGAGGCATTAGAGATCTTTGCTCATCAAAAAAAAGTAAAGGCTATGGAGGAAGAATTACGTACCTTTATTAATCTAAGCCACGGACCTAATGCGTGGAATGAAGTACTGCGTATTCAAGCAGAGATTAGGAAGAAAAGAAAAGAAGCAATACTAAGAGCGAAGAGAGAAAGAGAACAATTAATTATGTGGATATTGATTAGCTTTGGAGGTCTTTGTTCGTTGTGGGTTGTATTTTATGTTGTCTGGAAAGCAATGGGTAATTAAAAATGAAGTATGACGACTTACCAAATAAACTTATGAAGAGCCATTGGTTTTGGATTTATCTTTTTATAGTAGTTTTATTTGGAGTACTAACATTTGTAGATTTTATTACATCACTTTAATAGTTGTCTTTTTTAATACATTAGCGTATAGTATAGATAACTATGCCACTTATAGATTAGTTGGACAGGAATGGACAACTGAAAGTGGTAATAGAGTTTTAAAATGTTTTTATCATTATGATATGGTAAACAAGACTATATTAATCAAGTATAAATATCCTTGCCCAGATAAAATTATAGATAAAATTAACAAATGAAATACATATTAATAATAGTAATTTTACTTTATCCGACATTGACTATGAGTCATGTACATACACCTTATTGTGTACATCCTACATTAGTTAAAAATTATAAGTGGAGTGGTAAGGGCAGATTATATGATGAAAGAAATCAATACCTTGTCGCTTGTAGATTAGTAAAAGAAAAAAGAGTAGAACCTTTCTTTGGTGAAGACTCAGTTAAGTGTCATTATAGATGTCAGGATTATAAAGAAGTAAGAGATGAATTTGTTATAACTACACATAGTGATCATACGTGTATGAAACAAGTAACTCAGCCGAGAGGCGATAAAAGAGATTGGAGAACAAAATGAGAGAACCAGATTGGTTTTTAAGATGGTTTATGTATTGTGTTATGGCAGCAGCTGCAATAGGATGTTTATTAGCAGCACAAGCATATGCAAAGTCAACATGGGATCAATACTTAAAGGAAGAAGTAGTTGGAGATAAAACTGTATGGTATGATAATAGTATATTAATAACAGCACCATATAGAGCTTTGGATCCAGCTGGAGTAGAAATATCATTATATGATAGAGCACCTGGTATTGTAGACTATACTAAACTAACTTTAGTTATAGACGAGAACCCAACACCATGTTGTGCTACATTTGAATTCTTTGAAATGGTACCACATATTATGACTAATGTAAGAATAAATGCATATACAGATCTAAGAGTTATATCAGAAAATAATTATGATGCATTAAGATATAACAAACAATATATAAAAGCAGCAGGAGGTTGTTCAGCACCACCCTTGTTGACTTCTGATCAGCCATTTGGTACAATAAACTTAATACAATCAAATGGTTGGACAAAGATCAAAATATGGCATCCTAATTTTTCAGGAATGCAGTTTGATCAATTAACAAGAACAGAGATACCTGCTGAGTATATTGATAATGTACAATTATATGTTGAAGATAAATTAGTATGGGAGTATAATGGTACAATAGGTATAGCACAAGATGTATTCTTTATGATGCCAATACATACAGAAGGAAAGCATGTTGTAATATATGCAAAAGATAATTTAGGAAACGAGTTTACATATGATAACATTGACTGATTCTGCAAAAGATTACATTTATAGTATTGCAGTTAAAAATAACAAAAAGATAGTAACATTTGGTGTACTTGGAGGTGGCTGTGCTGGTTTTAGTTACAAATGGGACTATGCAGAAGAACCTATAGATGGTTATAGTTTATTTCCTATAAGAGATGATATTAAGTTAGCAGTTGACAAAACATCTGAAATGTATATCATGGGTAGTACAATAGATTATGTTCAAGAACTAATGGGTAGTTTTTTAAAGATAGATAATCCGCTAACAAAATCTTCATGTGGTTGTGGAGAGAGTTTCAGTGTCTGATTATCCTCCAAAACAAATATTAGACAAGATAGAAAAGATAGAGAAGCAAATAAATCGTATTGAAAAGAAACTAGATGAGCATATAGATTTAATTATGAGCGTATACAAACCACTAAAAAAACCACTCGATAAGTTTCGTGAATACTTCTAATCACTCAATATAATGAAAAAAAATCAAAAAAAAGGTATTTCTTAACGAGTTGTTAATCGTATATTCAGACTAATGTAGTATCTTAATCCTAAATAATTACATTGAAGGTCCGCGGTCATAGACAACCGGCTTCATTGTTTAATATTAATATTTAACAATAAAGGAGCAAACCATGGCTTGGAATAAACCACAAATTACAGAGATCTCTGTAGGACTGGAAATTAATTCTTATGCGTGCGCAGAGAAGTAATTTCATATAAGATAATGGGCGCGATCAGCGCCCATACTTTCAATAAATACAATTATGGCATATAGTAAACAACTCATTGATCATTATGAGAATCCTCGCAATGTCGGTTCAATGGACAAAGAGGATCCAAATGTAGGAACTGGATTAGTAGGAGCACCAGCATGTGGTGATGTAATGAAACTACAAATTAAAGTTAATCCAGAGACTAAAGTAATAGAAGATGCCAAGTTTAAAACATTTGGGTGCGGTTCAGCTATCGCGTCCAG